CACTAGAGGGTTTAGAGGCGTCACGTGCTTCGTTTACACCAGTAACGTCACGAATCATCTGAAGATTATGATTATAAACACCTATAAGTGTTCCAAAATCCCTACCTATACCATTTTCTAATTCAGCTATAGGGACAGCGCCTGTCATATTACCTTCATCATCTATACGTCTGTAGTATATATTACCAGTCTGATCGTATATTTCTTGAAGCTCTAGAGGGGTAAAAGTTCCACCATCACCCTTAGATACGTTTTCTAAAGAACCTACCTCAAAGGCTGCACCTTTAGGTCTAGCCTTAGCAAGAACATGTTGTATTTTAAGGTGAGCTAATTGTATCTGGTCAGCAAAAGGAATCATTCTGTCAACCAAAGACTTACTCTTCATTTTATATAAGTTAGGTTGATATATAATATATGATAAGTTAGTCTCTGATAAATTAGACTTAGGTCTAGGCATATCTTGCATCATACTATAGTTAAATATATAATCTGTATTTATAATATATTTACCTGTATAAACAACTTTTACTGATGAACCTATGCTTTCTCTTTTTGTTTTTGATTTTTTAGGAGCTTTATAGTTAGAAGCTTTTTTATTTACAGAAAATCCACCAAATTTATTTCCTTTCTTTTCGTAATTCAAGGAGTGACTTGTTATAAACTCAGCATCTAAAACGTTAACACTAAACCTATCGTAGTCGTAAGTCTCGTTGCCATTATCGTAGTAAGCCCTATCACCATAAGTCATAGGGTTATTATTTTTACCTGCGTACTCTTTAGCTATGTTTTGATAATCATCCTCACTAAATTGATCTCCAGCTTGTTGTTTAAGATCAGCAATAGTCATAGAGTATATCTCACCTGCGTGCCTAACATTTTTATAGTCAGGCTTTGAAGAGTAAGATGTTATAAGATTAGCAGGATCCACGTGTCTAATTAAAACACCTCTAGATGGAGATAAATCAACCTTAGCAGAACATAGTCCTAAAACAATTAAATCACGAATCATTAATCTCTTAACTTCTTCGTAATCATTTATATCTAAAGTATAGTCTATAGCTTTTTCTAAAGCTATCTCTACATTTTGTTTATAGTTAAGTGTCATAAACATATCTATCTCTTCAGCATTTTCAGCAACAAAATCTTTTGGAGCTAAAGACATGTTAGTTTCGTCTTCTAAGTTTTCTAAAAAATCCTTAGTTAACATGCTACCATACATCTTCTTTTTCTTCTCCATTCTTTTGTTTGCAGCTACTGGGTCAATAGCTTTAGCTTTTACATCGTACTCTTGATTAACCATCCCGTTAACAATAACGTCAACAAACTTTGGTATAATAGATACTGGAGTAAAATCTATATTAAGGTATGACGTATCTCCTTTAACATCTAGTAGATCTTTGTATTTACCTATATCTTGACTACCCTCAGAGTATGCTCTATTTCTAGAATATCTTATTTTTGTATCCCTATAGTATACATCTGAATTTTTACTATATTCATAATACATAGCCTTAAAGTAATCAAGACCATATTTTACGTCAGCCTTCTCTTCGTTTGTAGCTAAAGGAGAGGGGTAACCATTTAATTTATCTTTTGTATTATTGTACATCATGCCTTAATTCTTTTACTATACATACCTTTATTGCTATATCTCTTAACAAAAGGTGACGAAACTTTTATTTCTTTTTTAGGTTTTATATATTTTTGTGATGCTAGAAGTGCTAATGATGAAGATATACTAGCATCGTATTTAGTTCTATTGTCTATTTCAAATCTACTCCAATCATCCAAAAGCGTATTAAAATAACATCTACCAATCTCTCCTGTATCTGAGTTATATCCTACGTGATCGTATATATAACTTGCTATAGCTTCTGCCTGAGCATTAATAACTGCAGCACCTGATCCAGGTATACCTTTGGTCTTTTGTTTGCCTCTACTCCACTCTGTGTGGGTCATATCTGGTCTATCCATTAAGTATTCGTAGTATCCTCTGTTTTCAAAATACTTTAATATTCCTACTTTATTATTCTCTACCAATATTTGACATCCATAGAATACGCACATCTTAATCATGTCCTCGTAAAATATCTCCGCTTTAGGAGGTCTATTAATATACTCACACACAAACTGCATAGACGCATCGCTTGCCATACTAAACTTATGGAATACATGAGCAGCAGCATCAGACCTTCTACCATCCGTAGTGGTATCATGATCATAAGGGTCACATCCTGCAACCAAAGCATCTGATCTACCAGGGAACTTTTTGTTATACCTAGATGTAATAACATTTTGGTTTTGAACTTCTGGAACCCAAGTAATTTCCCATTTACCCTTTCTGTGAGGTATCCAAATAACCTCGCTATCTTGTACACCATTCTTCCAAACAAACTCACCTCTTGTTGTAGGACTATTATTAACTTCGTTATAATCCATCTGTTGATATATTCTTTCGACATCAAATATACAACTTTGTGTGTCATTTCTAAATGCCTCTTCTACAGTAAATGGAAACTGTCTTTTAAATTCAGATAACGCTGTGGTATCATTCTTCAAAGCATCTCTTCTATTCTGTATATAATCTCTAGCCCCAACATCAATACTCATCTCATCAATACCCATTACAGGTTTATCTGGTGTATCTATAACACTGTAACCATGCTCATCTATAAAACCTTCTAGGTTGTCATAAGCAGGGATAAATAACTTATACAAACCACTCTTTGTTCTACCATTAAGATCTTTTTCTCCCATATTAGAGTCGTAGAATATATCTTTAAACTCTGCACCACCATCTTGTTGTTTGTTAGCAGTAGAACCCATCATACATTTTCCTACAACCTTTCTACCTAGTAGTAAACAAGTTTGCGTTACACTCCAGTTTTTCTTTATAGAGTTTTGGCCTGTCCATTTACCTGCCTCATCATGAACTAGAAGTTTAAGCTTCATACCATCATAACTATTATCAGCAGTATTCTTCCAATCTACAATAGAGTTAAGTGCTTCAGACTTTTCTATATGTTTCTGATTCTTTGTTATTTTCTTAGCTGGCTCTCTAAATGCAAGCTCTACACGAGGGTTACTAGAACCATCTTGTATAGGCTGAAAGAAGAAAGGATAACTTCTGTATATACGAACTACTTTATCTGTAAACATAGATTTAGCATCAGCACCTGTTTTAGATAATAAACCAAAGTTGCTATCATATACTTGTGTAGCTAAATTAACTATTTCACTACTTGCCATGTATGAGAAACCACTACGTCTGTTTTTAAGAAAACACATACCGTAAGAGTTCTTGTCGTTTTTACACGCTTCCCAAAAAATAAAGAACGTCCTGTTAGCATCCCTGTAATCAGGATAACCAACATCTATTTTGCTCCACTGAAGAAACATATAATGAGACCCAGTGATATAAGTTGGAACACCATTGTTATAAAACCACAAACCATCTCTCCTTCTTCTAAACTCCTCATCTATGTAATCTACATAGTCTGTAGCATTTTCTCTTGTTAGTCCCTTTGGTATATCTTGCCTAACCCACTTTTGTTTTTTCTTAGGCAAGTTATAATACAGTATATCTTTTTTATATCTAGGCTTTTTAGGTATAACTATATTTAAGTCATCAAACTCTAATACGTCACCCTCACTACCTTCTATTAAATATACTTTATCATTTTTTTGCATACCTTTCAGCAAAAGACCCTTTAAAGTCTTTCTTTTCTTCTATTAAATTTTCACCTTCTTTAATTCTATCTTCAAGATTCTTTATTCCTAAAAGAATTTCTTGACAGTCCTCGAAGCATTCTCTTTTTGCTTTTATAGCTTGTCTTCTTTTAGCATCATCTTCTTCTATTAAGGGTTTACTAATCTCTTCTATAAGAAGATCTATAGCTCCTTTACTTGCCTCTATTAATCTTTCTAGAGTATCAAGTGCATAATTATTATTCTTCATAGACAGCTAGAATATCAAAGTTTCTCATTCTAAGTAAAGACTCTCCATTTATATCCATGTCATACTCAGAGTTCTCACTAAAAAATAATCTATCTCCTTTCTTAACCCCCTGATCTTTCATCCAGTCATTTATATATACAGCGTGACCATGGAGTTCTACCTCAGAATCTGAACTTTCTAAAAATATACCAGACTCACTTTTTTCAGCTTCTTTATATTCTTGTTTTACAAAGTTCCAAATACCTATTGGTATCATTTCACCATCTCTTTCAACTAAATATATTTGACTTGAATTAGCCTGATAGACATCTTTGTCATTAATATATTTTACTTTATTAGCATCTGTTGCAACAAAATGGTGAAACCAAACTTTATCACCTTTTTGTATATCTAAATCACCATGTATAGGTGTTTCATAAACCACTCCAAACTGTCTTGCTAATCTCATTGGATCATAAGACGTGTCTCTATACAACTCAATACCATTTAAGTTAATAGTATCTTCAGTTTGCTTTACCACTTCTATCCAGTAAAGGTCTTTAATTGGCTTCATATTTATTTATTTTAAATTTACTTAACTTCGTACTCTTCTTCCAGTACTGCAGTGTTATACTCTATAGCTGTAGGTTGAGAGAAAAACCTTTTCCAAGGTCTTGAAAACTCCTCTACATCTTTCTTTACATACACATCATACACTACCTGTTGATGCTTGTACCACGCAGCCTCATCTTGTATTATGGCTGTGACTTCTAGTGAACCTCCAAGCATCTTTTGACCTACCTGATAAGTCAGTCCTTGCTTTAAGTCCCCTATTG